AGACCGCTATTTATTGCCGATTATTAACAATCAGTATATATTAAATTACGAGTTTGGTCAGATAAGTAACTGGCAAGATTTAAAAGCTAGAATAGATATAATAACAAAATTTAATAAAACAAACATAAAGCAACTCACGTAGAAACAAGGAGTGTTCTAATTCATGAAAGACGTCATGGTAGCTAAAAGGAATGGCAACAGGGAGAAGTTTAACCCTGACAAAATTCACAAAATACTTTTCTGGGCTGTAGAAGGTATTAAAGGTGTATCAGTTTCACAGATTGAAATTCGTGCAGAATTGCAAATATACCCTAATATTACAACTGAAGAAATACATGAGATTTTAATACAATCTGCATGTGATTTAATTTCAGAAGATACACCAAATTATCAATGGGTAGCATCTAGGCTAAGATTGTTTCAGTTACGTAAAGAAGCATTAGGTCAATTTGAACCTTGGCCATTAAAGACATTAATTAATAGAAATATAGCAGAAAAAAAGTATACATCGGAATTAACTAAATGGTATACTAACGAAGAATTAGATTGGTTAGATAAAGTTATCGATCACGAACGTGATATGACTTATGCTTATGCAGGCATGGAACAGTTCCATGGAAAATATCTAGTACAAAATAGAGTCACAGATAAAGTATATGAAACTCCTCAATATTTAAATATGTGTATCGCTATGTCATTCTTTCACAAGTACCCTAAAGATACTCGATTGATGTATGTAAAGGAATTTTACGATACATTAAGTACGCACAAAATATCTTTACCGACGCCTATTATGGCAGGTTTAAGGACTAGTGTCAAGCAGTTTAGTTCATGTGTTCTTATTGAATGTGCAGATACACTAGATTCAATTAAAGCCACAGCATGTTCTATTATGGACTATATTAGTCGTAAAGCCGGCATAGGAATCGAAGGTGGTCATATTAGAGCAGAAGGTTCTGAGATTAGAGCAGGCGATACAAAGCATACTGGAGTACAACCCTTTTATAGACATTTCCAGACAGCAGTAAAAAGTTGTTCTCAAGGTGGTGTTAGAGGAGGTGCTGGGACTCTTTATGCGCCTCTATGGCATCTAGAAATTGAAAACATTATTACACTTAAAAGTAATAAACGAACTGACGAAGCAGCAGTTAGGCAATTAGACTATGGTATTCAGTTTAACAGACTAATGTATACACGTTTAATCGAGGGCGGTAATATTACATTATTTAGTCCCGATGATGTAAAAGATATGCATGAAGCATTTTTTGTTAATCAAGATTTGTTTGAAGAACTGTATCACAAATACGAACGTTCAACTAGTATTCGTAAAAAGACTATTCCTGCAATTGACTTATTTACGTTGTATCATACAGAGCGTAAAGAAACTGGACGTATTTACAAATTAAACGTAGACCATGCAAATACACATGGGTCGTTTATAGAAGAATTAGCAGCAATAAGAATGTCTAATTTATGTGCTGAAATTGCATTGCCTACTAAGCCGTTGCAATATCCCGATGATCCAGAAGGAGAAATTGCATTATGTACATTATCTGCTTACAACTTAGGGTTAATGAGAACTATAGAAGACATGGAAAGGCCTTTAGAGTTAATTGTAAGGGCATTAAACGAGTTACTGGATTATCAAGACTATCCTATAAAAGCAGCAATGAACGCAACAAAAAACAGACGTCCGATTGGCGTAGGTATTTTTAACTTAGCATATTGGATTGCTAAAAACGGCTACAAATATTCAGATGACAGCTCATTAGTAGAATGGAATGATGTAATGGAAGCATTTCAATATTACTTAATGAAAGCTAGTATGAAGGTTGCTAAGGAAAGAGGAGCACCTTGTCCTAAATTTAATGAAACGAAGTATAGTTTAGGAATTATGCCAGGTGATACTTACAAGAAGTCGATCGATTCAGTAGTACCACATAACCCTAAAATGAATTGGGATAAGTTAAAAGCAGACATACTAAAGTACGGTATGATGAATTCGACATTATCTGCAGGCATGCCTGCTGAGACATCAGCACAGATTGCAAATGGTACAAATGGATTTGAGCCACCTAGAGGATTTATTTCTATTAAAGGCTCAGGAGAAGGAAGATTACGTCAGGTAGTTCCTGGATATCCTATGTACAAAAATAAATATGAATTATTATGGGACCAGCCACATTGTCGTGGTTATATTAACATTATTGCAGTAGCCCAGAAATGGTTTGACCAGTCTATATCAGGTAACACATTTTATAATCCTCAGAACTTCCCAGACGAGAAGATTTCTATGAAGGTTATGATTTCAGATGACTTATATGCATATAAGATGGGTGTAAAAACACTATACTATTGCAACACGTATGATGGACAATCAGACGATATTGATCTAGAAGATGATTGTGCAGATGGAGGATGTAAATTATAATGAAGTTTCAAACTTTCCCTACACTTGTTAATGATGCTACCAAAGAACCTATGTTCTTTGGTAATTCTGTTAACGTAGCAAGATATGACAAACAAAAATATAAGTTTTTTGAAAGTCAGATTAAAAAAATGATGTCTTTCTTTTGGGTACCAGAAGAAATCCCGTTAGACTTAGATTCCGGTAACTTTAAATCAATGAGTCCGGCAGCTCAACATATATTTACATCTAATTTAAAATACCAAATATTGTTAGATAGTGTACAAGGTCGAGCACCCAATATTGCATTACTACCTTTTGTTTCTATTCCTGAATTAGAAACATTAATCGAAGTATGGAGTTTTACAGAGACTATCCATAGTAGGTCGTATACGCATATTATTCGAGGGATATATAATACTCCAGGTGACGTATTAGATAACATACTTGTACCTGAAATTGTGGAACGAGCACAGGCAGTTACAAAATATTACGATGATTTTATTGAATATGCAAATTGGTACAACATGTTAGGTTATGGTGTACATAATGTTAACGGTAAAGAAATAGTAGTAGAAGAAAAAGAATTATTAACTAAGATGTATTTAATGATAGGTGCAATTAATATCTTAGAAGGTATTAGATTCTATGTAAGTTTTGCATGTACATGGGCATTTGCTGAATCATTAAAGATAATGGAAAAATCTGCAAAAATTATCGGTATGATTTGTAGAGATGAAAATGTACATCTTGCAATTACGTCTTTTATGCTTAAAAAGTTCTCCGACGGATCTGAAGGTCCGTTAATGAAAGAAATTGCTAAAGTGTGCGAACCACAACTATACAAAATGTACGATGATGCAGTCCAGCAAGAAAAATCCTGGGCAGATTATTTGTTTAAAGATGGTTCTATAGTAGGATTAAACGCAGACATACTTAAAAATTATGTTGAGTTTATTTGTAATAAGCGTATGAGAACTATAGGATTAAAAGGCCCTTATCAGCAACCGTCAAACCCTCTTCCTTGGACAGAACATTGGATATCTTCTAAAGGTAATCAAGTAGCTCCACAAGAAGAAGAGATCACATCGTATCTTATCGGCACCGTCGATAACGATGCTAATAAAGATTCATTTACAGGATTCGAATTATAATGTTACTATCAAACACAGCTATACCGATGGAAAGTAATAAAGTTTACGGATTTAAATTTGTTACTGGAGAAGAAGTCATTGCAAAAGTGTTGTCCACATCAATGAACGACATTACTGTACATGCTCCTTTACAATTAACATCCAACGCCCAAGGCGTTGGATTAGCCCCTGCTTTTTTTACTATATCAGATGGTGCAAATGCTACCTTTTATAAGTCGGGATTAATATCTTATTTTGTACCTGATGAAAACTTTATTTCATCTTATGAAACTGCTATTACAGGCATTGCAGTACCGAGCAAAAAACTTGTAGTTTAGGTAAAATAACACTTGCTTAACACAGTAACAATTGCTATAATACGTACTACTTCAACAACTGATGATACTCCTTGGAGAAACATATGAAAAATAATAAGACACCTTACGAAATTCGCTCTGATTTATTACACCTTGCCCATAGTATTGTACGAGGACGTAAGGAAGCAGAAGCAGCAGCAAATGCAATACCGGACCTAAATGGCAATTTAACAATAGTAATTAGGTCTGCTCCGACTTCAGAAGAAGTAATTGCTGAAGCTGAAAAACTTAATAGTTTTGTATCTCAATCTTCTGAGAAATAACAACTTATGAAACGCATTATTCAATCATTTAAGAAGTGGCTAAATTTTAATTGTCCTGAGTTTGAAACTTTAGACGGCTGGGATATATGGGAAACTAAGTATAAAAAAGAAGCACCAATAAGATATTTTTTAACACATACGTTACCTAGTCCGTTATCTACTTTAAGATATAAGATTGATAATGCAAAATCATGGTGTAGGTATCGTATTGTCAGGTATCATGTTCTGCATACCGGATTAAAACCGTACTATTACGATAAAGACACTTTATTATTACATGCGTCATTTAATTTACTAAAAGATTTTGTTGAAGTTGAAAAAGCCTGGTTGAAATATATACGTAGCGATGAAACTCCAACTTCAGGAGTAAGTAGGGATTTATTATTTGCTAAAAAATTCCATATTCCTTACTACGAACAAATATTTTTTAGAAGTCCTAAATTAGGGTTAAAATATCTAGCGTGGGAAGCCACGCTAGATAGTCCTGATATACCAGTGCAAGAGCGCAATGTAGAACAAGCAACTACTGCACGTGAAATTATTGAGTTGTATAACTGGTGGACTATTATAAGACCTTGTAGGTCCGAAATGGAATATCCTGTACCAGCAGTAACTGATAACAATACTTTGATGTATCCGTTTTCTGATTCATACAAAGCAGAACATCCTGTAGATTTTGAACTTAGGGAGTATGTCACAGATTATAATTTTAATCTAGAAAAACAATGGAACGATGAAGACGACTACATGCTTAATCGTTTAATATCAATAAGAAGATCTTTATGGACGTAAAATATGACAAAATGGCCATTTAGTAAAGAAGATGAGATTATGTCTAAGTTAGGAGGTCCTTCTGTAGGGTTACTACACGGATATTGGGAATCGGGTATGCATACTGTTCATTGGGTGTTAGAGCCATATAATATTAGAGATCAAAAAATTGATAAAACTGACCTTGTGTTTTTAGATAGCGCTAATTACATAGCAGAAATTTTTGATCCTGGAACAAATGTATTATTATATAAAGGTAATATAACACTCGAGTTTGTAACATCTTCTAAAACTAAATTGATACCTGCAGAAATATCGTACATCCAGTGGTTAAAATGGGCAAAAATGAAATGTCCAGCGAGGTTCACATTATGTACATAAGACTATTTAGCGATTTACATTTAGAATTAGCTAATTTTAGAATCCATGAAACTGACACCGACAAAGACACTATATTAATTTTAGCAGGAGATATAGGAGAACGTGGTAAACCTCGTAATTTTATAGAAACGTGCTGTAAACAATTTAGAGATGTTATTTATGTGCATGGCAATCATGAATACTTCAGTGGCGAGTATTTTGCAGTAAAGGATTATTGGCGTCAGATGGAAAACAACATTAATAATTTGCATTTTCTAGATAATGATGTTTTAATAATACACGGAATACGGTTTTTAGGAACTGTGTTATGGACAGATATGGACAATAGAGATTGGTTCACTGTTCAAAAATGTAAAAATGCAATGAGAGAATATCATGTAGTACAATACGACACAGACTGGAAAACTCGTACTAGTCGACAAGGTAAGCCGCATGGAAGACTATTAAATATTAATGATACTATGGATATGCATGATCAAGCTCGTAAATTTCTCATTGATAATTTACAACAAAAGTTTGATGGTAAAACAATAGTTATAACGCATCATTCTCCTAGTCATAATTTTACTGAAGAAATGTACAGAGGATCTGAGTTAAACGGTGGATTCCATGCTAATTGCGATGATCTATTTGATTATGATATAGATTATTGGTTTTACGGTCATACGCATTTTGCAAATAGTCGCGATGTATTAGGTACAAAATTTATTTCTAATCCGCGAGGATATGTAGGATATGAAAACCAAAAAGAGATAGGATTTAATCCTGATTTTTTATTGGAAATTTAATAAATATTCTATATACATATAATTTAGGAAA